CCATTTTCCTGTACTTGTCTTTGTCGTTTCCGTACAGCTTCTTGGTCACATATCCAGCTACGTAGTTATACGTCTCTGGCGTTGCTTGAGCTATGTCAACTGTCCCTTGTCCCCAGACTTTGACCAGTTTATCACTCGTGTAGTGTCCAAACCTTGACAGTCTGTGAATTGGCTTTAAGTCGTCTGGACGCCACCCGTAAAGTATCATGTGATAGTGCGGCCTTGAGGTGTTGTCTCCATACTCTCCGGCTAGGAAGTATCTTAGAGGTGCTTTGACGGCCTTTCTGAGCCTTTTCATGAATAACTGGACATCCTCTACGCTTAAAGTTTGCACCGTTCTAGGACGCTCTGATGCGCCTCTCCATACGTTCACGCCTCCTTTGAAGATTTCCCCTGTTTCTGTGTCCTGTGTTGGTACATGGTCGTCATCATAGGTCAGTGTGATGAACCAGATTCTTTTCTTGTTGTGGCCGTATGCTTCCAGCTCCATTCGTGTAGCCCAGTCTTTGCGTTTGCGTAGCTTGCATCCTGTGCATTGTCCGCACGGTATCATCATTACATCTTTGCGATACATCAGGTCTTCATACTTCATTTTGGTCTTATGTATTTCGTTAAAAGAAGCGAGTGAGTATACTCGCCCACTCGCCTCTCTATCATGAGGTACATAAAACCGGATTAACGGTTTGTTACACCCCCATTTTTACCTCCAATAATTTCCGGTTGTTCCCATACCGATTGTTTGTCTGCGTCCTCTTTCGAGGTTTTCTGCCGCTTCCCTTCTTACTTTGTCTTGGACAGGTAGGGCCGCGAGCTTTTCTTTCAGATTGATTGCTCCTTCTACTGCCGCTCCGGCAATACGCTCCATATCGCCCTTGAGTCTTACCGGGTTTGTTGTGCTTGACATGATAGCCTGCTGTATGCTCTCTGCCGCGCTTTCAGCGTGATTCCAGGCTTCACTGTGGCTGCTCCAACTGCCGTCCTGTTTGATGCCCGGCAATGCTGTTGCGCTCAGAGCGCTGCTGGATGCCATGCCCATGCTTGCGCTGCCGATTGTCCCCTGTGCGCCAGCTGGCGTGCTTGCTCCGCCCTGAGTGTATGCAAGGATAGGATTAATGCCAGCTTTTTTCATGTCTTCTACAGCTCGCTGATAAGCTGTATTGCTCATTTCCTGTTGCCAAGCTCTGTTTTTGGCTGCTTCAGCTGAATTGAATCTCATTGCGGTTTGCTGTTCGATGTGGTTATACACGCCTTGCTGGATTGCTCCTAGTGTGTTGTAGCCCATCTGCATAAGCATAGAGTTTTTGTTAAATTTTTGCTGGCTCCCCATGTTGGCTTGGCTTAGTGCGTTTGCAATGCTTGCAATTTCCTTGTTTACACTGTCGTTTGTACCGCCGTTACTGAAGCTTCCACCGCTGCTTGTGCTGTTCATCCAGCTGCTCCCGCTGCTCGAACTGTTGGCCTGCCCTGCTTGTCCGTAGCTTGAGCTTGTGCCAAACAGCTTGTTTGCTGCAACTCCTGCGATGCTAGGTATTGCGTTTAGTGCTAGTGATTTTAAGAATGGTACTAATGCCGCTAATGCCATAATAAAATAACCCGGGGTTTTGCCCCGGGCTTCCCCCTTTCTTAGTGATGGTCTACGAGACCCGGAATGCTATACATGGGCATAGGTCTCACAGATGTATTGTCGATGATGGTGTCCATGATAAACTGAGGCTCGTTGTCCACGGCCAGAGTCCTCTGGATCTCGGAGTCTCCTCCTTCATCCACGTCTGACTCAGGCTTGGAGTCTCTTTATAGTTGTCTCCGTAGTGCCAGCTGTCCAATGTTCCCTTTGCATTCGAACGGAATTTGCCGCTGATACGGTTAGGCTTCATTCGGTACTCCGCCCCATGGCCTCTTGATAACCAAAGGCTTGTTCGTCAGTGCTCGTACCAGTGAGATACAGCTCCTTTTTCAGAATGGCCTGCTCGCCCAGGTTTGCAAACACGGGATAGTAAAAATCCAGATTTGTTTTGCGGCTCCACATGCGTTCCAGGCCCTGCTGGTAGGTATGGTCATGCCGGATGCAGCACACACCGATAACATAGCCGTGTTCCTCGAAACTCTTGGTGAACATACTGCCGTTGTATGGCGTAACGCTCACTGCTGCTGTGTTGCCCTGCGGACTCTCTGCAGTCGTGCCGCTGGTCTGGATGACCTGACTCATGTTGATAGTGATGCGCGTGCCGCCCAGATACTCCGGGATTTGTATCGTTTTATCGCTGATTTTCGTGTGAAACAGCGAGTAAATCATCTCGCGGTAACGACTGCCGCCTCTGGCCAGTTGTTCGTAATATTTTTGAACTTGGAATGCCTGTCGCAGCTGGTTGATGGTCGTTGCCGTAGCGTCTTTCAGATTTGCACCGAGAAAGTGCATGTTATCTCCTGATGCCATGCTTATGGATCTTCCGTTGTACATGCTATCATATTGGTACGACATTGGCCCCGGCCAGGTGTAGTTTCCTTCTAACTTTGCCAGTTTTGTTAATTCTCTGTCTTCGTATACTGAGATGTCCGCTGCTTCGCTCATTGGGATTTTCACAGGTTCTCCCGCTTTCTGAGGGGAAGGCAAAGCCGATGTAAAGTAGTCGTGGTACTTATTTACCGGTAGCGGTCTGCCGCCTGTGTATGCGTTCTGGAGAATATATTCAAGGTCAGGCTTCGTTGCGTCCATGCCCTTGGTTTCATCATCAGTATAGTTTACGGTTGCATCTTCTTTGCTGTTGACGGCTGGATTGTCCACGTTCTGGTCTCGGAACCACTCCTGCCAGATCATGGCGTAGGCTCTAAACGGCAGTGCGTTAACGCTGAATGCGCTGTCGGCTCCTTTGCTCACTTTGGTAGGAATGCCCATGTAGTCCATGATGCTTCCCTCGTACGGCGCCGGTTTGTCAGCTGTGCTGGTTACTTTGACCTGCGGAATGGTGTACTCCTGAGTCTGTGCCCACGGCCCGGTGTCGTTCTCGCCCATAAACCGCTTGAAGTGGTCCCAGATGATACGGCACGGTACGTTGAAGTAGTAAATATCCATGTGGCAGTTGTCCATAACTGGGAAGATAGGCGTTGTCATACGGATAATTGCGGCCTGGTCGATGCTGAAGGTGTCACCCGGGAGCACTTCATCCACGTAAAACGGAATGAGCTGTCCCGCGTTCATTGTTAGCTTGACATCCTGTCGACGTTTGAAGCGACTTCGCGTAATGTCCAGGCGCGGGACCTGGTTGAACCCTGCGTCTTTGTTTCTGTTCATTCAGCGGCTTCCTCCTTTTTAGGCTCTTCAGGCTGTTTCTCCTGATAGATTCCCAGATTCTTTGCCCAGTCGATAGTTCCGAAGCTTGCCACGAATTTATCGACGTCGTTGTCAAATTTGAGCTTGATTTCCTTCGGGATTTCATCCCAGATTTGCTCGGCCCGCAGCATGATGTTCTGAAGCTCCATCAGATTCTCCGGCATCTGGGTTGCGTCCTGAAGCCCGCCACCCATGTCTGGCACCAGTCTGGCTGCAAGGTCTGGGTCGATGGATGCTCGTCGGATGATGTTTTCTAGCTTGGTCTCTTCCAGATAGCTGTCGATTTCTGCTTGCTGGTCTATGGTCTGGTCGAGCGTTAGTACCTTTTCGCCCTTCTTGTTGAGCTCCCAAAGATACGTCCGTCTGATAGTCTCTCCGGCCTCGGTAGCTTTTGCCGTTGCGGTTTCCCTGAAGTTACTTACTGAGCGATACGCCATCGAAGATGTTCTCCTTTTCGTTCTCGAACAGGCCCGTTTTCTCGTCAAATTTTGCCAGACGTACTAATCGATAGTCGCTGGTCGTTTTGCTCATGATGTTGGCCGGGTCAGTTAATGCGATTTTGAAATTGCGTTCGGCTACCCTGTCCTCGCGCTCGGTAAAGATGGTGATGTAACCCATCACGCATTTGTCGAAGATTCCGTATACGTTCATATGGTTGTCTCCTTACTTGAACCATTCTTTGATGATGTCGATTGCGATTATAACCAACACAAACGCGCTTGCCAGAGCTGCCGTTGTGATTCCTGCGAATAGTACACTCACAGTCTGATGCCCCCTCTCATCGCTCCGCTTCCCAGGTTAATGGCCTTGGTTTTGCGTGCTGTCTTGTTGAAGATTTTTGCGTCTTTCGACTTGCGTACTTTACTCCTCTTTGCCATGGTTGATGTCCCTTCTGAGGATTTCTACCTCAATGTCGTTTGCTGCCGCCTTCTTGCGAAACGCGAGGTCAATGTAATATTTGGCGTCTTCGATTGTTGCGGCCTGTCGTACCAGTTTGTACGCGGCATCTATTGTCTTGTAGGTTTTCATCAATTCCTGCATAAGGTTCTCGTCGGTCTGGTCTCTTGCATTCCATGTTTTCTTCTCCATGTTAAGTCTCCGTTTCGTTTTCTGTTACTGTGTGGTAGATTTTGTCCAGCATCGCAAGGATTTTTTCGATTTTGTCAAACAGCGTTTTGATTTCTTGGAGAGTCAGAGCGGTTCACCTCTTTCGTAAAGTTATTTTGTAAAAATGGAATTTGTCAGAGGAACTTCTTTGCTGCTTAACTGTTTTTGTTATATCAAAAAAAAGAGAGATTGGCAATCCCTCTTTTCCGGTTTTTTATTTCGTTCGTCGAGTTCCTTTTTGACTTCTTCGTATACGTATCTGCAACGGTGTTCTTTGACTTTGCATGGGCAGCTCTCACAATCCCCTTTACAATATTCGTATCTGTACTTCATGTAGAGTAACTGTTTGTTACTTGCAAACCGTATACTAGTCATATTTGTTCTCCTTTACTGTGAAGTAGCTTGCTATGCGCTGAACTTGGTACAGCTCTGTGATTTTATTGTACCGTATTTTTAGAAGAAAGTCGAGATTTTTTGAAAAAAAGTTAGAAGAATTTTGCATTGAAGGTCATGCGCTAGGCGCGGTGCGCCGTACGAAGAGCATGACGTAACTTTCCGGTCAGCTGCCGAGCTGCCTCTGATTGAGTTTTCAACACTTTTAACACTTTCAACAGGTTTTCCACAAAAAGTTGCACAAATGGTTTTGTGCATATTGCTATACTTTCAACAATTCAACAAGTTTTCAACAAAATTTTCAACATCAAAATGATTCATAAAATATCGTTCCATGGATAAAAATTTATAGTATTCAACATTTCAACACTCCCTACTACTGCTACTACAACAAGTAAATAATAAAATAATAAAAATCGTGCGTGCATGTGCGCGATTACGTGCGCGTGCGCGAACGATTCAACAAAATAAATCAACAAAATAAAAAATACTCAGCCAAGTATATATACTTGATAGTTACTTGGCTGAGTGACACCAGAGCTAAAAAACGCCCCTTTGCTTTGGACATCTTCTTCTTCATGGCTGCTTCTTTATCGGCTAGTTGTTCGGCATACTGTTTGTCAGTTTCCATGTTTCTTTCAATTAGGGACGCGATGGCTTTTTCTTGTCGATACTTCTTAATTCTCCACGCCTTTTCAGGATTTTCTGCTTCCAGCTTTCGCCAATAATATTCTGGAATGGCTGCTCTCTTGCCGTTTGTCAGCTGGATGTACCCCTGCTGCCAGAGTCTTTCTTGGTTCTTCTGGAACCATTCGTCTCCGAGTCCTGGCTTTCGGCTCATTACGCAGAATGGCGGTATGAGTCCCATTTTCCTGTACTTGTCTTTGTCGTTTCCGTACAGCTTCTTGGTCACATATCCAGCTACGTAGTTAT